TCTGGTATCGTGGTTGTCGTGTTTACTACTTGTGTTGGATCTGCCATGACTGTTCCTTAAGCGGGAAGATACTTGTCTGTTTTAGTGTTTGCGGCTACCTTGCCTTTGCCAACGGTTTTCCTACGCGCCGCCTGAATTCTGTCCATCATTGCATACAACTTACGTGCGCCAGCTTCGGTGGAACCATTACCAATTTCAGAAACAATACGTGCGGGTACAACAAACTCACCGTCGGCCAAACGTGCAGGCTGGTTTTTGCCAATCATTGCAGGGATAGAGTCGGACACGCCGTCACCGGGACCGCGCAATAACCTGCCGCCGTCTGAGTAAGAGCCAAGGTCAGATAGCCCACCAGTGGCGTAACCTCGCAACATGCCGCCACCAGCTTTTTTCTTAGCGTCAAGTTCTTTTACAGCCTCAACCAACAAGCCCACAGTATTGCCGTAGTCCAGCTTGCGCATACCTTTAGCATCTTTGTGGACAACTTCGGGTAATACTTTCTCAACTTGTTGAGCCGCTAAGCCTGCGCCGCGCTTGCCAGCCATGTCATAAGTAATGCCGTCTAACTTCTTGACTTTGCTAAGTGCGTTGCCAATTGGCTTGATGTTGTCTTTCATCCGAACATCTGAGTAAGCTGATCCAGCAGAGCTACCACCGGCAGATGATGCGCCGCTACCATTGCCAGCGCCGACGCCAGCGCCGCTACCAACACCACCAGAACTGCCGGGGCCTGCCGCACCTGCCACACCAGCATTTCCAGCGGCTGCGGATGCAGCAACACCTGCTTGACCTGTTGCTCCCGCCATACCACCGGGGCCTGAACTTGTACCGGCGGCCCCAGCATTACCGGCGGCGTTTGCCGCTCCAATTGCAGCGGCTGCATTTGCGGCTGAAACACCTTGAGCAGAATTAGCGGCGGCGTTAGCGGCGGCGGCATTGGCAAAACCGTCCGCTTGGGCTTGAGCATCAGGAGACAGGGTATCCATATTCACAACATCAGCAAGAGCTTCGTTTGGTTGTTTGTTAAGTATTTGTTGTTTTATTTGCTGTAGTATTTTTACTACCGTAGGAGTCAAACCCTCATTAATCGCTGCCAACTGCGCTTGATGAGTCGCCTGTTGCGCAGGAGTCAGGGCAGCAAACGCAGCAGCTTGGGCTGCGGCGGCATTGGGATTACCATATCCCGGAACAAGTGTAGTAATCCCAGCAGTGTCCGTTGTAGGCGTAGTAGGCGTAGTAGGCGTAGTAGTTGAAATAACAGGTTTTATCGCTGTAGTCATGTCCATACGCGCTGGCACGAACCGGCTTGTGCCTGTTGCCGCATCATATTCGTAGTGACCTTCGTATGTAGGAGCTTGAGTAACGGTGTTAACCAGCGGGGCAGAGCTTGTATCACTCTTCTTACCCATTAAAAAGTCATAGGCGCCTTGGGAGGTCATGCCGCCACCGGCAAGCGCAACGATACCGCCGTTCGCTGCTTTATAGGGCTCGCCTCTCTCCCACGTAGTGTCAAACCAGTCCTGCTCCCGCGAGCCAGTGTCTTTCTCTGGTTGGCGAACTTTACGGGTCATAGCATATGGACGGATGTAGCTTGGGCCCGAAAGAGAACCTGCTGTTGGCAACGGTGTTTTTGTCGCCACCATCTGATCGGCAAGTATGGGACCTGCGGCCATGAGAGCTTTGCCGTAATTATCCTTAGCAAACTGCAATGCCGCTTCGGGAGAGCTTGTAACAGAGCCAAATCCAGCGCTTATTTTGTCTAATGCGGATGCTTCTGCGCCAGCCCTAACCGCTTCTTCTGCAAAAGGTGCCTGCGACATGCCCAAGCGTGCGCTTTCTGCCGCAGACTGGTTTAAAGCCCCTTGTCCAATTGCTGCTTCACCAGCACCGGCTAAAGATGCGCCCAATCCAGCGCCGCCATAGGCGCTCAGACCCGTCATAAAACCTTTTTGCAAACTTCCCGTAGCCAAAGCAGAGATACCGCCAGCCATCAGCGCGGCATACCCCGACGACAAACCATACCCAGCAGGACCAAGCGCCATGCCTGCCACCAAACCAAAAGCAGGGTCGGACACGACATTCTTGATCGCGCTGCCGGGGTCTGCTAGTGCATTTGTGTAGGTTTCGGGAGTTAGCGCCCGTTGAAATATATTCATATTTGCCTCTGAAATATGGGTTTATTGGATCGTATCATGTTGAGAGCGCAGACACAAATGAAAGTGTGGCTACAACAGAAGCAGTTGATGGTTTAGTAGGTGTGCCAGAAGCTGCGTATGTGGGGATCGTTACATCTACATCAGTTGTTGACCAATAGATCTGCACGTAGTCATTGGCGTTCATAGATAAAAAGTAGTTCCAACCCTTGATATCGTGAGATGGATCACCGGGGTTTTTACGGGCAAGTAAGCCTACCACCCCAGTCGAGCCAACAATGTCTGTGCCATTTTGTTTAAGCCAGATGAATACGTCTTGCGGTGCATTATCTAAGTTTTGTATTTGCGCACTAAACTGCAAGTTATAGATGCCCGCATTTTCTACCGCTATCTTTGACCCTGTTTGTAAAGATACGGAATTGGAAAAGTCTGTGTTAGACAGGGTAAGTAGGGTGGCGGTATTAGCAGTCGTGGATTGGCTGGTGTAACTTGAAAACGCGCCATATGGGAATGCAACGTATTTACCGCCAGCGTCACTAAATAGTTCAGCTAAAGAGTTCTGTAATTGATTAAAGTACAAACGCAAAATATTGGTAAATTGGTCTTGATAACGCCGTTCGTACTGATCCGTAGCCAATGGTAAGCTGGGTGAAGCTGGAGCAAGGATTCGGTTTTTAGAAGCCATTAGCGTCTGCCATCAGGTCTGATGTCAATTCGTGGTGCGCCCAGTTGCCATGTTGTATTAATTTGGTTGGAGCCAATCTTAAATATCATCTGGCGACCGCGCATACGGGTATAGATTTGCCCCGTAAACTCTTCGGTAATAACATACGTACTACCCTTAACGACTGTGCCGTTAGCACTGTTTGTAACCCCAGAGCCTGAATTAGTCAGACCGTACAGCGTCATAGTTACCTGTGGGGCAACGGCGGCAGGACTGTTAGTGGAATTATCAAAACTTAAATCAGGTAAGACGCGCCACACAAAACCAAAGTTGTGCCCGTCACCAATATCAAACTCAGACGAACCAATGTAAGCATCAATTGCAACAGCAGTGCCGGTTGTGTTGTCATTTAAACCTGTCTCATGGTTAATCAAGTTACCCGTGAGCGTAGTCGTGGTGTAATTTGCCGCGATAGGAACATCTTGTAACCCAGAGTCAAGCCAAGCTGTGCGTGACATAGTGCCGTAGTACCAGATTTTTTCTTCATAGTTATAGATAACGTATTTGTCCACCGCAGTACTACTGGCCGAACAGTAGAACCACCAGACCTCATTGAAACCTTCGCTTGTTCCCGCAAACACTTGTAGTGCTTGCTCTTGGTTAAGGTCACCAAACACATGACGACGTAGATCGCAAGATAAAGTATTTACCCGACCATCGTATTGGTAAAACTTATCTACCCCCATCCAGTACACAACGCCCGAAGCAATCACAGCCGCGTTAGGGCTCATGATAGAGATGTTGTCACCAAGAAGCTGCGGAACCCAAACGTAAGGAGGGCCAAGATACTGAAGTGAATATACAGCCGAGTCGGTAAATACTACAACTTCTTGTCGAGTTTGTACAATACCTACAATTTCTGAACCATGAGATATACGGATGCTACCCGCTTGGTTTGTAATTGACGGTGTCCAGTTATAGATATCGTCTTGCGCTGACCAGCGAATTAACATGGGGTCTAGCACGATTGAGCCGTAATCGTTACAACCAAACGCAATTATAAAACGCGAAGTGTCAGACGACGTGATGTTGTTCTGAACTGTAGGCACATCCACAATTAAAGATACTGTGCCTGTGCCTGAACTAGATGTATTTATTACGTTACCTGAGACATCTACTAAGTTAAATGTAAGTCCACTAACTTGGAACACATAGTACGTAGTTGCCGCAGACACGCCAGTTGGCAGTGAGCCGCCAGAAAATTGAAGCGCAGCGCCTTCGGTATAGAGAACAGTTGAAGTAACAGCCGTAGGAGAAGCGTTTGTAAAGGATACTGTGCCGCCAAGCGTATTAAGTAATACGCCCCGAGTGCTTACAGTGTTAGTCGCACTCCAGTAGTAAATACCGCCGGTGCGTGGGCCATACACTAAATCTTGGCCATAGTTAATTTGGTTCCACAAACGAAGTGCTGACGTAGATGTCCCGCCATTGCCCCATGTTGTGCCCGACTGACCCCAACTACCAGCGCCCCAACCTACAAGGGGAGTAGGAATGGCAGGGCCAACACCAATTTGATATGCAGCTACAACAGAAGCACCGCCGCCGGGAGAACCAGAAGCATCCGTTGCGTTTGCCGTAGCTGTTGCTGTAAATGTGAATGTGTTTGCAGTGAGGACTGTAATTTGATACTGAGCATTTAACACCGTAGCCGTAATATTCCCACCAAGGCTAACAGCGCCACTGAACGTAACAAAATCTCCTGTCAGTGCGCCATGATTTGTATCTGTTACTGTGATTGTGGTAGAGCCATTTGTAGCTACAAACGGGTTGTTGTTGATTGTAGAAGACGCTCGGATAGGCGTGATGTCGTAGTAGAGACCACCTTGATTGATGTAGAACTTGAGGTTTGTGCCAACGCCAAGTAGATTATTGCCGCCAAGCGTCACCCAATTCCATAAAGACCTACATACGCCTTGGTACGTAGCCGCAGAGTAAGGCTCCCATCCACCAACAACTTCAGGATTGCCTTGGCGAAAGCGCACCTTGTCGGCTTCGTACCAACCCCCTTCGGTGGTGTATCGTGTGTTTTCTTTGTTAACACCCGGTTTAAATAGGATCTTTTGTAATGGCATGACTAGGCTACAAGACCAGCAACGTATTGGGTTTTACCAGCGACTTTCATTGCGGTCAACTCCTGCTTTTTCAAGTTGTTCGGGTCATAAGACACATGCACCCAGCCGCTGTCAGGGATGCCGGGGGTGTAGAACTCAAGAATGAGTTGTGTGTATTCTAAGTTATCCATGATCCATTGGGCAAGTTCTGCGTTGGCTACCCCGGGAATTTCTATATCGGCTGCTCTCCCAAGGCAATGGTCTGAGGTACGAGATCCTCCGACTGCTGCATTACTTTCCGCACTGCGGAACCCAGAATTACACTTAACCCCTTTACCAAAGTGATCGCGCACAGGTTGGAGAACCTTCTCAGCCAGCAAACGCAAAGCTTCAGTCTCGGCCTCGCCGGGGGTGTTGTCAAAGCCCATACGCAGGGCAGTCTCTGATTTGGTCAGTTCGTGCAGGGAAAAGTTGGCCGTGAGTTGAGTCATTTCATTTTCCTCAAGGTTTCGTATTGGTCGATGCAGGCGTTGAGCTTGCGGATGGCTTGGTCGCCGTCGGCTGTGATTGCGATAAGAGCTTCAGCAACCGATCTGTCAAGTTCGGTTCTTGTTTCTCGGCTATCTCCGGCGGCAGAGGCGGCATTACCGGCGCTTGGTACGGGGCAGGAGGTTTTGACAGGAATGAACAGCTTGCGCTCACCAGAGGCAATATCAGTACGTAGCTGAGTTTCTTTAGCTTTTGCAACATTGTTGGCTTTCCTTAAAGTTTGGGCGTATGTCTGGGCAACCTCCCCCATACGCTGTTCTGTTTCTCTTGCCTGTTGGTTTAAACGGGCAATCTCAATCTGCTGGCGCTCATACTCATTCTGTTCACCGCTGTAATACCCAGCGCCAAAGCTACCTAGCACCGCCAAAACGATGCCAAGCAAGACGTATGGATTGAATAAACTCACGACTTGGTGACCTCTTCATCGTCGTGCGACAACTTGATGCCAGCCAACAAACCAATGAACCCACCCACCACCGTTTGAAATGCTGGGCTGATGAGCTTAAAGATTTCGGCGTTGTCTACCTTGTCGTCAAACAACCCAATCATCAGGGTAAACACCATGCCACACACCACAATACACAAAGTGGAGGCAACCATCAGGGTTACCCTATAAGTTAGCTTGCCTCGTAATGTTTGCTCCATGTTTGCCCCTTATGGTTTTGGTGGTTCGTCGGTTTTCATCATGGCATCAGTCTTGTCTTTGCTTGATTTGCTTGAGCCATAAAAGAACGAAATGATGGTGGCAACCGCTGTACCAAGCAAGAAGCCCAAAATGATATTGGCAAAGTCTCTACCACCCTCAGGCAATGTGATAAATGTCACACAAAAAAAGTAGACGACTGAGGTTGTTGACCAGAACCAAGCAAAGTAATAGATAAAGTGTTTAGCCGTTCTGTCATTTGGGTCTATCGGCGCTTGCATCTCGTTTTTCCTTTTCAATGTCTCTACGCAGTTTTTCCATCTTTTCAATCTGCTGTTTGGCCTCGTGCTTTGTTTCCAGCACATCCAAGTACAGCATCCCCAGCAGAGGGAGCAGCGCTACTATAAGCAAGCAAGCGGCAATCCAGCCCATAACTATTTCCCAATCCTGTGCAAGAGGCCGAGGAGCAACCACATATATAGGAGGAATAGGATAGTCGCCAGCAGGTACGCCTGCTTTTCTTTTAGGAGCCGCTCCTCCTCTTTGCGTTGCCATGACTCATCATCCCGTTTCTTCCTTGCCCTGTCCTGCTCTACCTTGATGACATCCCGCATATCAAACACTTTGGAGTACAAAGCCCCCATCTCTTTTGGAGCGCCGTATACCATCGCCTCTCTTATCTCCGTCTCCAACAGCGCCATCTGGTCTTGAGCCATCACCCGCTTCAGGGCGGCTTCCATCAGGTTAGCGTCGGGGTCGTAGACGTTTTTGCTCTTCTCTTCCTCTTCCCTTATGTGCTCAGCAAGCTGTTCTTGCAGCTTAAAGAACGTTGAAAGCTGAGTAACGATGTCTGCCATGACTTGGGTTTCGTCAACGGCAACGTAGGCTTCCTTCTTTTTCGCCACAGGCTTGGGGCTTGCGGTGGGCGCTGTTCCGAAGAGCTTTGCCCAGAACCCTCTGACTGCCTTAGCATCTGATGCAACCTCATCGACAGTTTTCTTGATCTCCATGAAAGACGTTTTAGCGTCTTTATAGAGTTTGCACCCTTGCTTAATAGCGGCAACGCAAGCGTTAGCAGCAAAGAGGATGCTGAGCGGGTCAATTTACAGCCCCTATGGTGCGTCAGGCCAAATCACTTCCCAAGGAAAGCCGGTTTGTGTTGGCACATCCCGCAGTGCTTGGCAGTAGTCTTTCCACGCCTGTGAGGGCGTCATATCACTGCGAAACCGCCAATCAGTCTCTGACAGCTTGGTATCCCTAGAAGCACGAACAGACTTGGCTTGCTCTGCATCCTTGGTGGCTTTGTAAGCAGTCTCTTGCTCAACAGCGGTTTGGGCCGCTTGTGTCTCAGTTGCAGCACGATCTGTAAAGACAGGGCCAAGGATGTACTTGGTGTACCACTTGCCATCAATTTGTTCAACACCCGCCGCTTGGCTGTATTGGTAAACCGTGCCGCCGCTGGCTTGTGGGCCTTCTAAGACCACATCAGCACCCAAAGCATCTAGCACCTCAGTTGTTGTTGTCTCCCACGCTGGGCCACCGCTGGCTTTTTGATACGCACGAAACTCTGATTCGTACATTACTTGACCGTCATTTGTTCTGATTTGCATGATTGTTCCTTATGCGATTGCCAAGAAGATGTACGTGCCAGCACTGACGTTGATTGCCGCCAAGATTGCTGAGTTCAATGCAAAGCCTGTTGATACTGTGGTGACTGAACCAAGCGTTGCGGTTTCAGCAGTATCGCTATTTAAAAATAAATACGGGTCTGTCAACACCGTCATACCTCTGGCTGTGTCGTAGACGTACCAATTGCCAGTGCTATCAGTGCGCTTAATTAAAACAAACCTAGCCCCACCAGCACCAAAACCACAGTTGATGGTTTGGGTTGTGCCGTTACCTGTGTAGCTGCCTACCTTGGAAACACCAGCGCAGGTTGCAAAAAGATAGGCGACATAGGTTGCGCTTGTGGTATTTATGTCTGTTACTATCCCACCAACTGCACTAAGCCTAAATGACGCTGAAGTTGAAAATTGCGTATAAGTAATGCCGCCACTAGATGCAGACCCATCAGCAGCAGTTGAGTTAAGCCACAAATTAGATTGTGTAGCATTTGCATAAACACCTGTAACCCAATTAGTTGAACCATTACTACGAGACTTAACAACGACCAATTCTGGTTGCACAGTTAAATTATGTGTAACATTTCGGGAAGTTGTTCCATCCCCCGTATAGCAAACCTCATCAAAGAAGCTGGGGGCACGTCGCATATACCAATTAACATAAGCTACACCATTTTGGTTGTACGCATTGGTGCTTCCATCCGTTCCAGTTGTCACACCAGTCATATTAAATGACTTTAAGTCATCCGTGTACGCAATTTCGTTTTGTGTATTATTTGAACTTAAAAGTGGCAATGGGCCTCTTAGCCTATCAAAAATAGCGTGGTCTCTTACTCCCGCCGTACTTTTTGCCCAATATAAATCAGGAGGAAACCCAGCCGCTGTCAATGCTGTAACCGCACCATTGCCTGTTCTAGTTGCACCCATGTACACACTCGTCCCCAACGTAGGCACTTTCATCGGGCCACGGCGTATGGCTATGTAGATGTAGTTTCCACCAGAAGCGTTAAAGCCTGAACCGCTATTTGTCAACTTAAAACCAGTTGCGGTTGGGACTATTGTAGGAAATCCAGAAGACCCTACGTCTT